CACCCTTCATTAGAGGTTTAGTAAAACCCTTGATGTTTGGTGATGGGTTAGGAACTTCTGCTCCGCCGATGTTACCACCAGCCACATTTAGAATTTCGTTAAGATCAATAGCAGAAACAACAGTTTCATTTAATCTATACATTGGCACATTCATAAAAGAACCAATAGGTTCAAGTTCTAGTCCTTCAATGATATAACCTTGACTCTCTTCGGTGAAGTCCATAGAAAAGATTTCATCAATAATTGCGGGGTGAGTAGTTTTGAAATACTCAACTAGAATTTCTTCAATCTCATCACCATCGGCGCCAATATATTCGGCTTGCTCTCTTACAAGATATAGAGCAGTAGCAAACGATCCTAGTTTGCTGCGGACTAGTGGAATCTTGTTTAGGATTTTCTTGAGGTTCCAGACCAACCGAGTGAAGATGTTACTTGCCTTCTTCTCTTCTGTTGTTTTGAGGTCGCCTTGCTTCTTTAAGTAGTTACCATCCTTATCGATGATTCCTAACTTGAAGGCATCTGTTTGATCGAATGGCTTGATCAGTAGGCGAATGAATTGGTAGATGACAAAGGCGTTTACTAGTCTATTCATTTTAACTCTCTCTTAGAATCCGTATTATTTTTCCGTCGAATGGAATGTCTTCAAATGGGACTTCTGGTACGCTGTTTGGTAGATAGTTCAAGAACACCAGAAAGGTCTTTAAATACGAGTGTAAATGGGGTTCTACCTTCAGAAAGAGCATTCGAGAAGTACCCGATGGAGTGAATACATTTCCCAAAATTATAATATGATTTAGTATCAACCTATCTTTCAGATTTCCCTTCGTATGATATCTTCCGAGTAACCTCTTGATATATTTAATTCTATTCAAATCCTCATAGAACTCAGAAAGTTCGGTACACTGAGGATTATCATACATCTTCATTGCATACATCATAAAATTGTCATCATCAAGTAAAGGAAAATTCATAGTATAGTTTTTATCTCAATCAGATGCCATTCTTTTCTTAATTGCTTTGTCTCTAGAACCCTTCCACTCATCAGTTCCAGACTCTATCTTACCATCACCATCGTGATCTTTTGCGGCTTTCTTACCTTTATTTACTTTTGCTTTGAGTCCAGATCTAGTTTTACCAATGTCGGCGAGCATCTTTGCTCTGTCTGCTCTAGTGATAACTTTAAGTTCTGCCTCATCAACATCCTCTACTGATTCTTTCTTTGAACCAAAGGTAGGACGTTCACTCTTTGATGCCTTATATGCTCTGTCTGCTGCTTTTACATCTGGATGATTCTTATTTTTAGGATCATCAGCATCTACTCTAGAACTGGCATACTTATCAGCATCTCTTTTTAGATTCTTGGCTGCTCTGGCTTTCTGAACTTGGTTCAATCTATTGATAGTCTTATCAGGACCATCAATAAATCTACCGACTTTCTTGACAGCCTTACCAACAACGCCTTCTTCTACGTCTTCCGAGTTTTCAGAGATGGTAGGAATAACCTTACCTTCCATCTTGTATAGACCGCTCTGGTCGATAGTAGTTTCTAGTTTAAGAGTGAGTCCATGACCCATTATCTTCTCGAAACCATCTTCATTATCGAATTCGTCGAACGGAGTAGTATCACTCTTACCGAAGATACCACCAAAGCGAGTCAACTTGAGATCCATGGCACCTTCAGTGACATTGTTTTTATTTGAAAACTCAAAGTCAATTCCAAATTGGTTTAACTTCTGTCGAAGACCGAAAACAGTTTGCTTTGGTTCAAGACATGCTTCCTTTAGATAATTATGAATAAAAGCATTTATTCGTGTAATCATGGCAGCATTCTCGACACGGAATGTACCGAAGTCACTCTGTGCAGATCTTAGGACACCAGAGGCACCCCCGACTTCTACGTCGTATTCACTCTCTAAAAGGCTAAGCAGTTCTTTGTATCTCATTAGATTGTTCCTTAAATTAACCTCTATATGTATATGTCAAAGGTTTTCGGGGTTTTTATAAATAGAGTAGTTCCTTGGTATCTAACGTAGGGTATATACCTACTAGCAAGAATCAATAAGTAATACATATATTACATTAATGGAGTTAATAATGACTGATGATAATAATACTCAGGGAATAAAAATCTCTGTACTGACTGCGATTTTAGGTTGGGTTATTACTTTTGGTTCTGCTATTGCTTATGTTACCGCACACGATGCAACTACTCTCGCTCGATTAGAGTTCATAGAAAAAGACATACTTAGTTTAGATGGTAGGCTTGATACTAGTGAATCATTCCGTGTAACACTAGCAACGGATCTGGCCGAAATAAAAACAGATCTGTTATGGATAAGACGAACACTTCAGCAACAAGAAAACTAAACCGCAAGAGAATGAAACAAAAAAACCACCCTTCGGGGTGGTTTTTTAATCAACTGATAAAATCTGTAACGTGTTTTAGTATGTCTTTATCTTCAGATAAATTATACATCTTTTCAAACAGAACAAATTCATCGTGATCAAACCAATAGGTTTCTGTATCTTCGTTTAGACCCATACCAACGCGAAGATCATTGTATAGTTTCTTTTGATCTTTTGGTAATATTGTCCTAGGCATTCCTACTTGGAAGGCGTCGAAGTCACCAGCAGCCACAATCTTCCTTAGTTTAGACGCTGACATACCAGAGACACCTTCACCATCAGGATCTCTTGTTCCAGCAGACACAACCTCAAAGAATGTAATACCATAGTCATCGACATATGGAAGAATGGCCTTTTTGAATCCTTCTACCTGATCAGATCCTACTACCATGCGTAGTTCTGTGAATCCCTTATCGCTAAGGTATTCTAGTGCGGCATGAACGTCACGAATACTAAGATCATCTACGATCTTAATTTTCTTACCAAACATCTTACGAAGGTATGTGATCTTCTTTCGGTAGTTTAGAGGATTCTTCTTTGTATCGTTTGAATGTGAAGTGAAGAGAAAGGAGTTTCTTCCTCCTGCCTTACGAACAGCCTCCACTACCAGTTCATGACCGATGTGGGGTGGGTTCATACGTCCAAATGTGAATGCTGCTTTTGCCATACTTTATGTATAAAAAGATAGGAGGGGGTTGTCCCCTCCTATGATCCGTGTTTCTTTATATTATACTCTTTGTTTATTTTAAGAGTATTTTCCGTGGAAACACGGATCATTATCAATCTCGATTCCAAGGAAAGAACTTTCTTACCCAGGTCCACGCAGGGACGCCTACAACGGCTCCTGCGACAAATAGCACGATACTATAAAAGACCGTACCCAATGCTGACTGTAATGCTTCCATATTATACTTCCTTTCTATAACAAGTATACTTCTTGTGATGCGCCCTAAGACCATTTGCAACGCCATACAACGCACTCTTATTTAGGTTGTTTTCTCTACAAAACCCCTGAAAATTGTCAGGAATTATTTCCTTACCTTCTGGATCAACTATAACATAGATTGTCTTTGGTTCGGCATCAACATCACTATCTTCAGGAATATCACGCCAAGCATAGCCTTGGTGAACCTTTACGAAAGAGCCTCCATGTTCACTGAGGAATGATTTTCTATGTGCTACTCCATGTGTATCGTGGTTGAGTAGGACCCACGTTGTGGTGTTCACAAACTTAGCATCTTCTTTATTGTACATATCAACCCTTTATCCAGTTTTTGGCAATCGTCATATTCGCTCTAGAGAATTGAAGACGATCGACTAGTTTAATTACATTACCTAAATGATCACTCGCTACAAATCCTTCTTCACCAGTGACTTCAAAGCCATCATCACGTTTCAGGAATGTTTTATAACTCTTGATACCCTCTAGTTTATTAATCAAGAGTAGAGTTGCTTTGTTTAACACTGAGTGTAGTTTGAATATCCCATCCATACTTTTCTTGTTGCGTTGGATCGTGGAGATCAGTTGCTTGCCCTGTGCTATCTTATTCTTCTGGTTTGCTTCTCGCTTTAGTTTGGCGGCATCTTCTTCGTATCGCTCCTTGATCATCGCAACAAAGTCTGTGTAACGCAAGGTGAGATCACCAGCCTTTACCGTAGAGTTGGCGTAGATGTTGAGGAGAGCGACGATCTTGTTCTCGCCGGCGAGCCAGTCGAGTCCACGTTTGTTGGCATCTGTGAGTTGACGGGCCTTTGCTACCTCTTTTGTTACACTCTTCATCTCAGCAGCGGTAAACGACGCTCGTCCACTTTGATCGAAGTATGTGGCATCCTCTACAAGAACTTTGCTGTTGGTTTTAAAACTATTCTTGGTGACGTTGAACGATGCCTTCATACTCGCCATATCCTTACCAGTATATTTGGTATGAAAGGCAATACCCATAGAAGACTTGCTAATCTTCTTCGCCATGTCAGAGTCTGATGGAATCGCGTAGGTGATTGTGTTGGGAGTGAAAGTAACGAACGACTCGCCGTCGATATCTTTCTTCTCTAGATCACTCTTGGTGAAGAGCATGTCACCCTGATAGATACCACCTACCACAACGCTCTTGAGTTCCTTGAGAGCAACCTTGAGTTTATCAGCAAGACCACCTCCGTGGTTACGAGTGATGTCTGCGTTGGTGTAGTTGATTTTGGCTGTGCCTTTGTTGAAGACACTCTTGGTTCCTACGAAGAACTTATCATTCTCTGGATTGATACCAACGAATAGAGCAGGCGCACCGTCCCATTTGCGTGTGACGTTGAGTTTAGACTTGGAATGCCCTTCGAGCATCCCTACAACGCTCTCGATGAAATCTACAGCCATATTAGTCCTTACATAACCTTCAAAGACTAAATCGGCTGCATGGGTAAGGTGTGTGTTCTTACCTTCAGTGAGAAACGAGGTGAATCCTACCATAGTTGACCCTGTTGTTGAGCAAAGTGATTGTTGTATTTCTTGATAGCCTCTAACAGAGGCTTTGTATGTAGTTGTGGTGTAGATTTGAAAACCTGATTTGCACCATCTTCAGCCGCAATAAGAATTACAATTTGATTTACGGGTTGTTCTACTCGTTCTTGCCATGCGATTGCATAAGCAGTAGCCTGCATGAAGTAGTTGTCGATGTCTCGAATTCTCTTCTTTCTAGTCGCACCTTTGAAGTCAATGATAGAGAGTTCACCATCATACTCACCAACACAATCAACTCTACCAGCCAAAGTAGTAGACTTACTCCATAGAGAAGCCTCCAATGCACGAATATTGCTGATCTTGTCTAGACTTTCCTTCATCTGTGCAAAGAGATACTTGCTCCCGCCAGGGAGTTGATCTTCAGTTACTTCATTGTTCAGTAGATACTGTTCAATCGCATTGTGGAGGTAGTTGCCCCTAGAGCAGACTCGTCTAGACTCTTTGGGGTTTTCTTTCCTCCACTTTGCGAAGAACTTTTGCTTTTCCCATCCTGTGACGGTCGTAACACTTGCCATTTTGCCATAAGGCGTATTGTAGAAACGACCACTATCATCCTGCACTGATTCTAGTTTTTCAATATCTTCAACTAGATCGTGCGTAAAATTTCCTTGATACATCATATAAACATTATACCTTATTCTGGGGATTTGTCAACTGGTTTATCTAAACCTTGCATCTTTAGATAGACATCTGCTACGCTTTTAGCCTCAGGTCGCCAGCCTTTGTCTGACATTTCGCCATTCATATTCTGAGCAGCCTGATAGTTGTCTTTACCAGCACCATTTGACCTGACTCCTTGAACCCATCCGAAGAAATTCTTCATATCCATTTCAATAACCATCCGATCCGGGAATAGTTCCCTTGTTTTTCATTTCCTTACGCTTCTTCATAACACGGTCAACTAACTTGCCTTCTTCTACTTCGACTTCTTCCTTACGAGCCTTTCGCTTTCGATCGTCTCGTCTATTCTCTGCATCGATAGACGTATCAATATGCTTGATAGTCGAGTTGATATCTGGTCGATTGCCCTTACTACCAAGAGCCTTATCCATTGCTCGATTACTTGCATCCTTTGCTTTGTCTGCACCCTTTGTAAAGGCACTACGGACCTTACGGCTCTTGACGTTACCCTTTGCGTCCTTTGCAGGCATCTTTAGTTCGGAAATAGGGGCATTTTCTATTTTAGTCTCTTCTGCTTCTCTGTTAATCTTCATAACAGCGTCAGCGATACTATTGTAGAATTTTTGATTCTGTGTGTTTTTATTGAATGGACCTGGTTGCATAACTTTCTCCTTGTTACTATATTTATATATGAAATTGGGAGAGCCGAAGCCCTCCCTCATTCACAACGTGTATTCTATTTTCGTATACTTATTCAGTTTTTGATAAGTCTTCGATCGCTTCTGCGATTTCTTCGTCACTGTATCCAGCCTCAATCATTGATTCGATTACGGCATCTTCGTCTAGTTCTACTTCAACTTCCTCTTCTGCGATCTCTGCTTCAATGAGATCATCAAGATACTTTTCTTCTCGATCTTCGATGATTCTAAATGCCAATGCTTCGTATTGAGTTAGTTCTACTGTTTCAAAGAGGGCATCGTTGTCTAGTTCTACGTCTTCCTTCTTAGTCTTCTGATACTTCTTGTGGAGAAGGCTATCGTGATGACCATCCTTTGCTTCGTCTTCAAACTGATCTCTCATCTTCTTGGCGACGTTATGAATGTGATCCTTGCTGAAGGTTTTCGTGCCTGGTGAGGAGTGAGCCTTGTCGTAACGATCCGCAGCATCCTTGGCAACGTGAACGAAGGCACGGTGTGCCTTGTTGCTGTCATACTTACCACTTGCCATTTTGTTACGAAGGTTCTTGTGAACCATAGAAGTACGCTGTCTATGTAGATCAGCGTGGTTATCAGCATATAGATGAAGTTCTCGCTCTTCGTGATCGGAACGCTCCTGTAGATCTTGTTCAGTTACTTTGCGTGTGATTTCCATTATAGGACTCCTAGTTGATTCCAAGTAAAGTATGTATAAATTATAAAAAACCTCAGCCTGACGCATTCCTGTGGGGCGCAGAGAATAGGCATACGGGAATGTTAACAAAAACACTCTACCTGCCAACGCCAGACTGAGGGTTTAAACTTGCTGCTTCACTCAAGAAGTCTACCACATCATCGTAGTTATTGAATCCAAGATCATTGTCGCGTGATGTCTTGTTCTTCACCCATGTGTCAATATAGAGAGGTCGTTTATGATTGGTGTCTACAATAGACCGAATCACCTTCTTCTGTGATCTATTCAACTTGCTAAGTTTCACCTCAACATCCAAAGATACACGACCATTCCTAATACGCGCCCAACCCATTTCCATAGGCGTGTTATATACATCACCCTTTTTAGGGTCTGACTTGCCAAAGTATTTGGTGAAGTTTGCATTCACCCAATCGTAGTGAGTATATGGATGACCCTTTGGATCAGTGATCTCCTTACGACTATTCATATCATATACCTTACCCCGTGGATCTATCCAAAGGGTATGACCGAAACTTCCTTCTATGATGTATTGCTTGAATGATTTCATTGCTTCTTGGTTCCATCTGCTTTGTAATGAGAACGATCGCCCTTGTTCTTCATGTACCAAGCCAAAGCATAAGGATTGTCAATCTCTTTATGCTTCTTCATAGCCTTGACTGTACCTTTGAAGCCAGGAGGAGAAACCTCTGTGATGTATTGCTTGAATGATATCATTGCTTTTGTGATACTCTATGTATTAATTCAGTTCTCTTCTATGGCCCAGTGGGGCCGTCGTAAGCAGGCCAGTTACCAAAATCAAGTGGAGCCTGTGTAAGGTAGATAATGATCATTTCATCACCAACATGAGTGGAGCCGTAATAGCCATTTCCTGATGGATTCGTGTTGTAGATAACCGTAGAATTATCCGAATCAGGTACAATACCCATAACTTCGGATGTACCAAGCCACGCCGTCTCGGTCTTATTCCAGACAGCAACAGCAGGTGGTACAGTATCACCACCAGTTATATTCCAATAATATGTCATAGGGTAATTATTTTCTCGACCGAAACCGTTCATTCCTTGGGGCGCCGTAGAAATGTAAACCGTTGAGGCCTCAATGATCTCACCCGTAGGACCAACGGACGCACTAGGAACATACCATATACCATTTTCCCATGTAGACCAATTCTCAGTACCACCCTCTGCGGTGACGCCGGCGAATGTATAACCAGCGGTTGTTGAGCCTTGGTTGTTCGTAGCGGTTACGACAACCCTCGGAACCTTACCGATGTCGGCATCCACCAACGCGAGGGTTGATCCGGTCACACCCCCGATAAGGGCATCATCGAAGTACCATTGGTAACTAGAGATATATGGTGTAGGATCCCCGTCAACAGTATATGAAGAAATACCGATAGTTGACTGAGCCTCAGATAGACCTGAATGGACTAACACTAGGTTAGTGGGGGACACAGGACCATCGCCGGCGAGCCAACTATTTGCTGCGGTGAACTCATCGACCGCAAAACTCCAATTAGAATATGAAGCCCCATTGAAGTCACTAACCATGTCAGCGAAGGTGGTAGGCACAGTAGGGGATGGGTTCTGTGGTTGTACAGTATCGTTCCACGCAAGTGTGAGATTCCGCACAGATGAATTACGCCAGATGACGTTCTTGAGTCCCGTGCTTACACCATCATTACATATCTGACCTAGGCCAGAATTAGGGATCTTGTCGTTAGGATCTTCCCAACTAAGGAGAAGTTCGCCGTACACGTCTTCGGGACCGCCCGCAGGCCAGGTACAGTTATCCATTACCCAGTGATCCATAGGCGTAGGGATCTGTGAGTATGTTAGAGGAGTGCCTGGACTAAGTGTAGAAGGCTTGATCACCCAGTTCTTCCACATGACATTCTTCAATGCCTCAGAAGAACGCAAGAACCATGGCTGGACGTATGATGTAGCATCACAGACGAGTCCTTCACACCAGATGTTATCCATAGTGTAATCGTCGCCTGTCGCGCCGATGACATTGGTTGGACGTGATTGCCAGCCATCGCAATGTGGGGAAGCATCATACCAACCAGTGTTACCCCTCCCGAACTCATCCTTTGGTGCCAACATGTCAGCGGAACCGCCGCCGTACAAACCTGCTCTGCCATTAGCAGGGTTAGTAAATAGCACGGGGATGCCCGTATAATCTACACCAGGCTTCCATACTTGAACAGCAGGTTGTAGAACGTAAGGATCACCAATACCAGATTGAGCATTAACCATAGTTAGATTCAAGGTAATGCTATTATGAGATGCGTCTTGTAGTGTCTTGGCTTGTACGTTCCTAAGCATTCGGAGGTTCTCTCCGACTTCGCCTGTAATGGTTGACTCCATAATCCAGACACCTCGTCCGATGTCACCACTACTTGTAGGGGTGACTGCCGAAACGAAGCCTAGTTCATTAGCCGCATCTGTATAGACCTTTGTTAGGTAAGCGATTTCGGTCCCAGAAGGCTGCGTATCGCCGTTATTCGCTGGGGTCCACTCGTAAGTACCACCTACGCTGTCCGTATAAATGGAACCTATAGTAGGCTCTTGCCGCAAAGTATCATAATTAACATTCTCTAGGATGTGCATAGAATTAGGATGATTGTTACCACTAGGCCGGAAGCCTACAGTACCTTGGATGATCTTCATGTTCTTGAAATGCAGAGGTCCGTTAAAGACATGAGACGAAGATCTAGCATAGGTAGATGCTTGGATAACCGTAGCATCGCCCACACCGACTAGTTCGATGGGGATATTAGGGTTTGCGGTGTTGTATGTTTGACTATCACCGTTCGTGGTATCATATGTACCACCGGGGATAGTAATACGATAGATGTTATTATTCGCGTTTGCGGGGAGAGCATCATTAATGATCTCTACCAGACCGAGCGTGATTCCTGTAGTAGACTCAATCACTGATGCTGCCTTAGTGACGAAGGAACTATTCTTGCCTTCCTTCCAGTCATTACTGACCGATGTACTAGTGGGGATGCTGTTCTGAAGAACTCTAGGCCTACCAGCGATGGGCGTACCAATGGCACGGACCTCAACACTAGTGCCGACAGTCACTCCTGACATATCAAGAGTTGCTACATACTCATCAAAGCCTCGGGTATTCACGGTAGACGTAACATCTACGGGAGTACCGTTGTCTGCGATAAAGGTAACCTTCTCCATGCCATTGTAATGATCAGCAACGACGCCGACCGTCATTGAATCACTTTCGGTAGCCCGTAGAGGTTGATCAGTCCATTGCATAATTACTGTACCCTGTAGAGCCATAGGATAGCCACCGGGATTCGATATATCTGCCGCTGTGGTGACTGTCGTGAAGCCAGTGCCAGGAGTAATTACCGACTTTAGATCAATATCTTTAATCACGGGCCCTGTTGGGAACTTAGAATTTGGATCATAAATTGCCTTCAAAGCATTTATGTTGTTCACGCCAGTAGGACCATAATAAAATCGATTGATGTCTAAAGCAGATCCATTTGGTGTCGTATATTTATTTACAAGAGGATCTAAATAACCGATATATGATCTTGGATCGTTTCCACCATATGATGATATCATTTGATTAAACCAAGTTACTCTTCTTGTCTGTAATTGTTCTCCTAGAGGAGTCAATTTACCGTCATTTGGTCCAGTGGCACTAGTATAGAACAGATCAGAATATGTTACACCACCTCCTCCATATGCTTGATCAAACATTTGAATTTCATTCGGTCTATCTCTCCATCCCAGAGTATCTTTTTGGATGTTGTGTGAAATTCCATGTGGTGGGATTGCAATTGGTCCATCTGGTGTTGTTGAGTGCGTGTACCACCTATAGTAAATGCCTTGGCTGGCACCAGTATCACCAGCGTATGTGATGCCAGGATTTATATTGGTAATTATATCTCTATAGAAATCAAAGTTATATCCAGCAACATCGGCGTCTCCTGTTGAGTTGTTTGGAATTGCCAATGAACCATTGAGAGCATACGTTAAGTCACTTATTCCACTGGTCTGTGTACCCTGTGCTAATATACCAGATTCTGATGGATCCCAACCTTGGTTGATTCCTTGATCTGCTGTTGCTCTTGTTGTCTGTAGTCTAATTGTATCGACCGGACTACCGTTTTTAGTTCCTGTTCTAAATCTCTCGTATCTAGAAGAGTCTTTGGCTATTGTCCGATCGATGATTGTCTGTGCAAGGAAATATTGGTGTTCTGGTATACCAGCAATCAATCCTTGCTCACCTTGGAATGAGTCTAACACAAAGTGGTATGTAATTGAGTAGTCATCCCATCCTCTGTCGGGATGTTTGACGTTACCCCACATGAAGAACGTGCCATCAATACCATTCGTAATACCATGAGGCCAGATTGGTTTGCCTGCTAGTGTGTGTCCCCCAGCATAGGTTTCACCACCCATGAGTGTGTCTTGGTATGTTTCATATAGATGCTTACCAAACTTCCATTGATCTGATGTGTGTGCAGCCGTCCAGCCTCCGGCGGTAGATCCCGCAGTTATTCCCCATAGGTTAGCATCGGTGGGCTTGAAGTCAGTATTATTACCAGGCCTCCATGAGAGTCCAACTCTAGTGTTGAATGCTTGCTTTCTTGGGAATACTTTACTTCTCAATCGAGTAATGATACCAAGTGTCGAGTTACCAATACCTCGTATACCATCCAAGAGATCAGCGTGTGTATTTGTGGGTGTTGCTGTGATCAATTCAAATCCACCGCCCGACTTGCCGACGATGATGTCTGCTTCGAGGATCAAGTCACACATCAACCCTACTCTATTGGGATAGATTGAAATACCACCACCCGTTGTAATACTCGACCAACCAACATAAACACAACTTCCCACCGGTGTCCAGTAACCTGGCGGATTATTTGCTGCACCCACACGAACATTATTGTATTGAGTTTCACCTGTTTCGCCATATTCACTAGATGCACCACTCGTTGCCACTTGGAACTCCAAAGCAGCATTTGGCTGCCACTGCAATGCACCACCTTCGACATCAATCCATTCATTCGCAGCATCGAGTGTTGCACCATTGAGGAGTTTCATATCAATAATGACACCCGTACCTATACTCTCACCAGCATAACTATGTGTTCCTGATCGAACCTTGAAGGCAATATTGTTTGAATCACAATAGTTTAGAACATCAACCACCTCGGCCGCATTCTTTGGCTTAGATACGATAGTGGGTTGATATGTTGGAGTATTGAATGGTTCTCTGGTAACAGCAGAATAATCACTAAAGGAGTATGTCGAACCCGTTCCATCGGCAAAGGTTTGTCCCGCTTGAATACGCCAAACCGAAGTAGGCCATACACCACCAACTGCTTGTTGAGTCGTCTCTATGTCTAAAGTCACACCACCTGCCCCAAAGAAAGCAGCAGTGATAGAAACACTAGTAGAACCTACAGGAACGAAGTATTGAAAGATTTGAGTTGGCATATAGGCCCCATGTTAATGTGATACTCTATGTATTAATTTAGTTCTCTTGTAGATCACGGCCGTTGCACAATAAGTCCGTTAGCAAGATCCTGAACAAACCCGAAGAAATCGCTTGATGTAATCCTGATACCAGTACCACCTTCTAGGTATCCACCATTTGTCATAAAGTATGAACCACCGACGCTAACAATTACACCGGCCTGATGAAAATCGTACATAATCTGCTTCAACGCAGTCCACCCATTAGTTTGTGCGATAACCTTTGCCGTACCATAACTTGTGATTTGATCGTTCCATTGAAACACACAATGTACTTCGGTGGTGTTGATATTAAATGAGGATCCATTTTCCCCAATTTGCTGATTGCCTCCATTAAACCAAACTTTACCACCAACGGGTTGTCCAATAATTCCAGTAGTACCACTCGTACCATAAGTATTGATATCGTTATCAGCACCAACATAACCCCACCAAGAACCAAAGTATGCCCATGCAGCACCCACATTATATGATATGTCATTGTTGTTATTCGCAGAGGTCCACGGGACAGGATCCTTTGGATTTATACCATAGTTTAAAGATACTGCTTCGGTGAAAGTGCGTACACCATAAGTTGTATTAAAGAGATTATGAAGATTGGTATTGCCCTGTCTTGTACCCAAGGCCTTGTCCCCCACTCCTGTATTATACATGCCAGCAGAGTTTTGATACATATGCGTGCCGGTATCGAGTCCGATGCTATCAAATCCCAGACTCTTGACACCATTAACTTCCACTCCCCACCAATCATCGAACGCCTCGACGGAATATGAATAATTGGGTCTTTCCCCATCAAATCCAACATCGGGAGTATACGCCGGAGATTCACCTTCACCAGACCAACCATCACCACCTCGATTGCTTACCTTAGAAACACCAAGAAGAGTGCGATCAATTCCCGTCATTGTATTATCAGTGTATGTGGGTCGGTATCCAGCATAGGCAACAATTTGTTGATCTGCGAGGGGAACTGGAGTCGTGGCTATTGCAAGTTCGTTGCGAAGGTAGGTAATAGCCGCTGTCCATGAGGCCTTATTATCTCCGGGAGTACCGGCCGCGATTGAATCTGGATCACTGAAACCATTGCTACCATTGTCAGTGAATGGTGTTGCTGATACATCCCATGTTGTGCCGATTACATTTGTAAATACCTTGGCTTCTGTGAGTTCCAGTCCAGAATATGGATTGGAGGGATAATGTGGTTGATATACGACGGCATTGCTGCCACCAGAATCATACGTTGTCCAACCCTGAATATTAGTAAAACTGAAACGTGAATAACCGAGTGGGATAAGATCTCTCGTTTGATTTCTTACCCACAAGAGACGACCATTTTTTTGTGGATCATTGAAATCTGCGTCTGAAGATCCGACAAGAGGTGTTTTTCTATATCCAATTGATGCAACACCCCAACGCTGTCTACTGTTTATTTCTGATCTAGCAGAACCAAATGCTTCTGCGTAGATGGGCCGCCGATCTTGGGTTGCTCCGTTACTTCCACCACTACCACCACCAAATATAAGATCATCACCTTTATAAATTCGATTTATATTGGATGTCATCGAAACAGAATTAATTTTAGTCGAACCTAAGTATATACCCATTTATCAAATCATCCAGTGAGTTATTCAATACTATTTATGTAGTTATCTCAAAGCCTTGTTTCTTTAATACACCAACGAATTTCTCACGGCCTGCTTTTCTTACATTTATTATGTTGACACCATTCATGCCTCTTATGTCAAGGTATGCCTTAACGTAGGGAATGCAAGGAGGAGCAACTAATATCAAATGCTTATGCTTCAAGTAGCCAATATCGTGGATAATCTTATTAAAACGCTGCATTTCATATGGAAGGGTATACTTATGTAACTTACGAGGATGAATGGTTTCACCCTTACGGATAAGAGATTTACCTTTGTTAGTAAAGATGCACGAATCAAATTCAAAGAGAGAAATGTATTGCATGGTAGGTTTGTATTCTAAAACACCTATTTTGATAGGATTATGGTGAAGTGTATTAATGTGTGGCTAAATGGGGTAATGTGGGGAGAGAGGGAGAGAATGTTAGTTATTCCCCCAGATGGATCCATTGTGGTTCTGAGTGCGATCTAGATTCTTATGGTATGATTTAGGGGTGCCACGTTTGATCTTGTCGATCATATGCGAGAATTGACCATCAGTGGCACGATCAGGCGTCAATAGCGTATCAACGGCACCCATAGCGCCAGTTATATTCCGAGAGCATTCTTTATGCTCGCATTCGGGACAATCAATAGGGGAATCTCTGGAATCAATTGATCGCATCTCATCGTGGACGTGATTGCACTTGGTGCATGTGTATTCATAGATTGGCATCGGGTAATTCCTTTTTCACTAATTCATTAATGTTTAATACGAAACTCATTGGTATCTTCTCAATGGTTGAGCAGACGGTTGGGTTGTAGGTAGAGAGAATGGTTAGGTGATCTTTCCCTCTATAGATGCAGTAGCCTACACTACGCATAATGGGACAGGCTTTCTTGGCTTCTCTTAGCATATCCTTAGTAGAGTTCCAACCAGTTTCGCCATACTCCTCGGCGTCTATCCAAGTGACCTCTAGGATCGGATAGTCTAGTCTGGGTTGCTTCATGATATATCTCCTTATTATTTATACGCAAAAACCCCCTATTTCTAGAGGGTTTCAGTGCCTGGTTATGAGCGAGTCAGGCGATTAGGTCGATGAAGCGGTTGAGAACGACTCGGCTGGTGGATCGACCCTTCATGCTCTTGAGGAAGGCATTCTTCTTCTTAGCAGTGGTATCGGAGTCTTGCACATTGTCCATGGCATCGGTGTTGTTAACCTTGACGGTACGAACGAGGTACTGTTCATCCCATCCCATAGTATCACTGGTGGCGATAGCGTAGTTATCCGACTTCCACGTTTCCAGTCCCGCGTACATCTTATCTTGGTCGCGGAAGTACTGGTATGAGTGTCGCTCGAATTTGTTAGGAGTCCAGTCGGCGAGGAAGAAGTTGATCACCTTGGCACCAGTGCGATCCTGAAGCATCTTCGTGAGCAGGTTCGTGGCTTTCTTCTGATCGACACGGGTCCCGATGCGGTCACCCTTGATCTTCAGCGTACCATTGTAAGGAACGTGCATTCCGTTACCACTACCATCCGTGAGGAAAACGCTATTGACAATTTGGACATTGTTATTTTTGCGAAACTCAGGAACGATATCAATAGCAGCGAGAAGTGCTTCGTTTAGTGGAGTTCCACCGAGTCCGAATTTGCGTCCAACCGTTGGCATATTGTTGGCTGACCATGCCTGCGAACGGGCGAGGGCGAAGCATTGAGGAATAGCAGCCTCGAATTCGTTTTTCTTCATGCGGCTGGAGAAGAGATTCAGTAGGGCGAATTTGTAACTAGCGGCCGCGTAGGCATCACTATCCGACTTGTCGGTACGATTCTCGTCGAATTCGTGAGGCATGGCGCTAGTGAAAGCGTAAACCTCGAACGGAATGTTGACTTTCTTACAGAAGAGAACCAGTTGAATCAGTTGGCCCATCGTTTCTTCAATCTGGTCGGACATACTACCAGACCAGTCGAGGAACATAACCAGCCCGTGGTTCTTACCCTCACGAATGGTGGCGGTCTTGCGGAAGATATCCTCGGACCACTTGTAGTTCATCATCTTAACGGTATCGAGAACACCTGACTTGGCAATCTGGACCCGCTTATGGGCATCAGCCTGCTTTTTCATCTCAAACTGCTTTGCCAGCACGTTTACCGTGGGCTTGGATCGAACCACGAAGGATCGACAATCACGGTCACTCATTTCCTTATTGGAATTCTGGAGGATGCTAGTCGCCAGGTGACGATGAAAATGCTTGTAATCGATGATATGTCGGTCAAGGTCGACTCGATCAAGCGTGACCTCTTCGGCACCATAACCCGTAGCGGATTCGTCCCGCATAGCGTCGGCTACCTTAGAGAAGGCATTTTCGGTGATCGACTCAGGCACGTTCTTACCATTACCATCTTCGCCAGATCCATCATCACCCGCTTCGGGTGAGGAATCAGCATCGGCACCGTCATCGGTGTCATCGTCGTCGGCTGAACCGCCGCCCTGCTGCTGATCCTCACCCGAATCGTCATCCGAATCATCGGAAGACTCGGGCGATCCTTCGCCGTTACCTTCACCCGATTCAGATTCGGCAGATTCTTCGTTTTCGTCTTCCTCATTATCATCGATGATCGACGCGAGAAGATCATTCACGATATCGAGAACGTCATTGAAGGTATCTGCCACCTTGATTCGATCGATCCATTGTACTTCAGCCGGCGCGAACGGAATCGTCTCACCAGCATGGATACCGACCTTGAATTCAAGATTCAGGCGATCGATGAGACCGAGATCCGCAAGTTTTCGCCCCTGTAGGTCGAAGAGGTCGCGGTTCATCAGGTCAACGTATGCGTTGAGGAAGTCTCGGCGCAGTCCGGGGAACTGACGCTTGATCATACGCTCGATTCGTGCATCCTCGACCACGTTAACGTATTGCTGGACGAGGGCGTAGGGAAGACCGTGCATCGAAGACAATTCTTCAATGTTACTTTTCCATCCTTCACAAGGCGTATGCAAGGCATGGGCGACTTCGTGACCGACCAGCATATCGTACAGACTGTTGGACATCGATTCCCATACTGGAAGCGTGAGAACTCGATTCTTGAGGTCGAAGGATGCAGTCTTGGCTTCGGGATCATGCACAACCGAGAGATTCTCGGTTGCGAGCAGTCCTGCGAGGATTGTCTTGGATGTTTGTGCGTTGCTCATACGTTTATTATACCACAACCAGCGCCCAAGGCAACCCATTTAGTGACTTTGTGGGTAAATTGTGGATAACTCGGGAAATTTGATGAAAAACGCACTATTTTTCCCATTTTTCGAGAAATCCGGTTGACAAGCGGCATATTTTATGGTATTCGCGTGCGTGCGGGCGCGTTCCTTCTATAGTCAAATCGTCCAAACGTCCGATATCCTTGTGGATAAGTATTTTCGGACCCTAAACCCTTGTCAGGCAAGGATTTACGTCAAAATCTCACCAATCTGGGCTTTATATCGCATCAATGGGTTGCCTTGGGGGCTGGTTATGTTATAATATATCTGTCGAGGAAATGATCCTCGAAAACGAAGACTCAAGCGGAAACATCCGATAATGAAACTCAAGAAAAACCAAATTGCCTTTATCGACGCTTGTCGAGCCGCTGGATTACCCAGCCCCGCCAAGCGTAGTGACCTGGTAGCCGTCGCCAACAGCATGGGAATGAAGTACGCTCCCGGTTGGTTGGTTCAGAACGATACCTATCGTGC